CACGATTGCGAACAGCTTGCAGGGCGGCGCTCCAGAGGGCATCGAAAGCCCCGAGGACGATCCCTTCTCTGCGCTAAATGGTGGCGAGAATGCAAAGCCCTGACCTCGACATAAAGCCGACAAAGAGCCGCGTCTTGCATACCAATGCGGGCTTGAAGTCTCAATATACGAGACTGCTGATCAAGATCGTCAGAGAACTGTCTACCGAGGTCGCTACAGCGATCAAAGAGCAATACAGACAGGATGAGTCCCAGATTGTCGGAGACGATAGCCCTGTAAGCCGCTTGCAGTCTTTATTGACGGCGGCTCGGGAGCGATTCGCTGCGCGGATCGAATTCACCGCTCCAAGGCTTGCTCAATGGTTTGTCGAGCGCGTCAGAAACGGCGTTAACAAGGCTCAAAAAGAGTCCTTCATGGCGGCGGGTCTTCAGGGCTTCACAGTCTCATTCGAGACGGGGACTCTGACGCAATCCGTTGTGGAGTCGCTTGTATCCGAGAACGTGAATTTGATCAAGAGCATCGGCAGTCAATATCTGACGGATGTCGAAGGGATTGTTATGCGTGGCGTTCAGTCTGGACGTGATCTCAAGCAGATCAGCACCGAGTTAAAGAAGCGCTACGACATTACAGCCAGACGCGCCGCAATGATCGCCAGAGACCAAGCCAATAAAGCGACCCAAGGCATCTCGCGGGCTAACTGCCTTGATGCAGGGATCTCACGCGCTGAGTGGATTCATATCCCTGGCCGCAAGTCTGAGCGCCGAGTGCATCGCTCTTGGAACGGCAAGCAGTTCGATCTGTCAAAAGGACTCTACAACCCAGAGACGAATCAATGGGAACTGCCAGGACAGCCGATTTGTTGCAACTGCTCATTTCGTTTGGTCGTGGACAAGAAACTATGGAAAGACCTCACAAACAACAGCTAAGACTTGTCGCTCTGGATGCTAGTCGGCGTCACTTCGACTCTAACGGCTTTCTGCACGTTGACGGAAACCGCTTGACCTGTGATCAGGTCGCGCCCTATTACGGCATGGAACTGCCCGAGAGTCCCGACATTGATCCAGAGCGCATCTACTACGCATATAGACCCGCTGAAGAACTGAAGAAAGCACTCGACACATACAACGGAGTGCCGCTTCTCGGGGAGCATGAATTCGACAGCCCAGACGAACCGCTCAAGGAGTTGAGGGTCGGGGCTATCGGTACGGATGCCGAATGGCATGACCCGTACATTACGAACTCGCTGACCATCTGGGACAAAGCCGCCATCGAGAAGGTGCAGAGCGGAGAGCTTGCAGACCTTTCTTGTGGCTACAGCTTTGAGCCTGAATGGAAGACGGGCAAGACCTCAGACGGAGTCGCTTACGACTTCATCATGAGGAACATAAGGTGCAATCACGTCGCCCTTGTCGCAAAGGGCAGGGCGACGGGTTGTCGAGTGGCAGACACCCTGCCGAATCAATCAATGGAGAAATCCGCAATGGAAGAAAACAAATCCGCTTGCGATGACTTCACGGAATGGAGCCGAAAGGTGATCGAATCGGCGGGAGTCGAACTCACGCCCGAACAGATTGACGCTCTTGTCCGTAAGTTTGCCGAAGCTCATGCTGAATTCGAGAAGAACGAAGCTAAAGCCGCCAAGGAAGATGTCGAGGGCACTCGTGATGAGGACTCCGACAAGGCTGAAGAGCCGAAGGGCGAGGACGAAGAAGAAGCCAAGGATGAGGACAAGCCCGCTGAAGATGAGGACGAAAAGAAGCCCGAGTCCGAAGATGAGGATGCTTGCGAAGATGAAGACAAGCCCGAAGCCAAGGCAGGAGATGCAGACATCATCGCCAAGGCTACGGATGCCGCTGTTAAGCGTGTCTCTGCGCTGTTCAAGGCGGCTGACGCTGTGCGCTCCGTGACGGGCAAGATCGACCCGATGTCCTTCAAGACTGAGGGCGCAATCTATGCTCACGCACTCAAGGCTATGGACTACCGCGCAGAAGTCCCCGAAGTCTCCGCCCGCGCTGTCTTCACGGCTCTTATGAGCATGAAGAAGGACGCTCCGCAGAAGACCGCTGACAGCGCTCCGATGTCGGACGCTCTGAGCGCCGCCCTTGATCGCATTCACTAACTTCTTTTGGAGTACAAAACTATGGCACAGACTGCCGTTTACATGGGCATTGCCCCCGCCGTTGTTGGTCAAGTCATGACCGCCAACGATTCTCATTTTTCTCCCATCGCCTATCAGGCCGATACCGATCTCGTGGTCGGCAATTTCGTCTTTCTGAAGACCACCGACATTAAGAAGGTCGTTCAGTCTGGCACGGGCGCTCTCGCTGGCATCGTTGCCCGCAATCAGGTCTACGCTCATGCAGGGTTCGGAGCCGCTAACACCGTCCCCGCAGGTCAGCCCGTCACGCCCATGCTGAAGGGCAATATCGCTGTGAAGAACACGGCTGCGACCACGGTCACTGTCGGCATGGATGTTTACGCATCCCAGACTGACGGCTCTGCGATCTTCGCTTCTTCCGCTCCCGAGTCTGGCGCTACTGCTACGCCGTGGAAGGTCGTGAAGGTTTACGGAACGGGCGCTCAGGGCGACATGATCCTGATCTCGACCTATACGCACTAATTTGGAGAATCACACAATGACTGCACTTATCGAAAAGGGCTTTGCCCTCGGCAAGATGTCCCTGCTCCCCTCTCAGCAGGGTAAGCTGAAGATGGCGCTTGATGCCGCCATTCCCATGATCACTCAGGCTAACGTGGGCATTCCTGAGATGTTCGCAACGTACCTCGATCCCGAGGTCGTTGAGATCCTGACCGCTCCCCTCATGGCTGAAAAGCTCTTCCCTGCCGCCAAGGTTGGCGAATGGAAGGATCAGCAGACGATGTTCCGCGAGAGCGAACACGTCGGTACTGTCGAAGCCTACAGCGACTTCGGCAAGGGCGTGACCGCCGATGCGAACTTCAACTTCCCGACGCGCCAGATCTTCCGCTTCCAGACGCTGATTGAATGCGGCGATCTTGAGCAGGAAGTCGCCGCCGCCGCGAAGATTGCCCTGCTTGCTGAGAAACAGCAGGCCGCCGCAAAGGCTATCGCTATCGCTCGCAACGAAATCGAACTGCACGGCGTTTCTGGAATGTCTATTTACGGCATTCTGAATGAGCCGAATCTGCCCGCCGCCATCTCTCCGACTGTTGAGGGTAGCGCTACGGCTTGGAAAGACAAGTCGGCGACGGCTATCTACAACGACATTCTCGCTCTGTTTGAAGACCTTCAGAGCCGCTGTCAGGGTCTCGTGGACTTCAACACCGAGATGGTGCTTGCAGTCCCGCCGTCCCTGAATGCCTACCTCGCCAAGGCTACGGCTCTGGGCGTGTCTCCCGCTATGGAACTCATCGGCAAGCACTTCCCGAATCTCAGGGTCGAAGTCGTTCCGCAGTTGACTTCTGCGGGCGTTGACTCCGTCATGCTGATCGCTCAGAGCATCATGGGCGGCAAGGTCGGTCGCTGTGGCTTCACGGATGTCCTTCGTCCGTCCCGCGTTGTCCTTGAGCATACCGCCATGAGCCAGAAGTGGTCTTCTTCTAGCGCTGGCTGTCTGCTGTATCGTCCGATGGGCGTCAGCACGATGAGCGGTCTTCAGGCTTCGTAAGACCTGATTCTCCCTCTGCATTACGACACCCCCGAGCGGTTCTCTAGCGCTTTGCTTCAAGAGCCGAGCAAAGCGTGATCTCCTTTACGCTCGGGGTTGCATTCTCTCTGGCTCTCAGGATTTTTGAAAATGGCATTACGCAAAACTGCATCCCGCTCCACTTCTCCCAAGGCGAAAGCATCTCTCAAGACCATCCAGACAAACGGCGCGACTGTTGACATCGCTACAAGCGCCCAGACTTCTGACAAGGTGACGATCCTTTTTGCTTCTCGCCGCTCTCAGAAGTTCGCACTCCCGAATGGTCACGTTGTTTTCTTGGCATCGAATGCCGTGCATCTTGCAGGGCAGAAGGACGGCGTTCTCCCGATGGGCGGTTACTCTGTTAACTTCGTTGATAAGTCCGATTGGGAAGAAGTCAAGAAGATCTATGGCAAGGCTTTCAAGCCTTGGTTCGACTGCGGGAAGATTGTCGAGCGCTCTGCAATGTCTGAAAACTCCGCCGTTAGCCTTGCCGCTGACAATGCGGGCGACGATTGCGATGACAATCCCATCGACCCGAAGACGCTCAAGCACGTTACCCAGATCAAGGACTAAAAGACTATGGCTGTCGTTGTTTTCGATTTGACCTCTTTTCGGGAGATCTATCCCGCATTCTCGGACGAAGTGAAGTTCCCAGATGCCGCTCTGCAAGATTGCTTTGATACGGCTGCGGAGATCGTCGGGAACGATGACAGCTGTCTCATCCCTTACGATCCCGAAGCCGTTCCGCCCGTCAGAGCGAGACTGCAAGTCCTGTATGCGCTGACCTGTCACATCGCCACGATGCGTTACATCTGGGACGATACGCAAGCGGGAGCGCTGACCAATGCGACTCAAGGCTCTGTGTCTGCGGGCTTCGGTGTCCGTGTTGACGATGACTCTTGGTGGAATGCTACGAAGTGCGGAGCGACTGCTTTCATGCTGTTGAATCGCTACAAAGCAGGGGGCGCATATTTCGGCGCTCAGTATGTCCATGTCAACGGGTAAAGCAACAATCCGAGGGATGAATCTTGCTCTTCAGGCTATCAAGGTCGCTTTGACTCCCGAAGGGGGCAAGAAGCACACGCTTGTCGTTGGCATTCTCAAGGGCGCGACTCGGGATGTGGACGAAGGCAAGACGGGCGACTCTGTCCCGATTGCTCCTTACGCCGCCATGATGGAGTTCGGCACTAAGCACGTCCCCGCCCGTCCTTTCTTGAGGACAACTCTCGCAGAAAAGCAGAGCGATTGGTCTAAGACGATTGCGCTTTTGATGGAACAGCACGGAGTCAAGAGCATAGATCAGGCGCTCAATCTTCTGGGCTTGCAGATGTCTGGCGACATCAAGGCAAAGATCATGAGCGGCGCTTTTGCTCCACTCTCTCCGAAGACGATAGCCGCAAAGGAGCGCAAGGGCAGACCGCATCCAGATCTTCCGCTTGTGGATACTGCTTCGATGGTCAATGCGATCCATCATGAGGTCAGGAAATGAACTTGCACAACACAGTTAGGAGCGCAATAACAGCCGTCAACGCTGACAAGACGCTGACCCTGTTCCGCTCTCTGGGTACGTTCACACGGAACTATGAGACGATGCAGACTGTCCCGAATGTCCGTGAGGGCATTCACGTCAAGGGACAGATCCAGAGCATCAAGCCCGATGACATCCTTCACGCTGAGAAGATCAGCGTCTCGGACATTGTCAGGCGCATTTATCTCTATGCCGAAGAAGACCCGTCCGAGCGAGTTCAAGCGCTTTACAGACCGCTAGCCAAGGCGGGCGATTATCTTCTGGATCATCTCAACCGCCAATGGCAGGTGGACGCGATTCTTGAAGACTTCTCCGCAGAGGGTTGGGTATCTGTTCAAGCCATCATGCAACCGATCCCGCAGACGCTAATCATCGTCCCTGATACCGAGGTGACAAATGGCGACAACTGACACGACAAGCGCTCAGATCTTTCAAGGTCTTGAGCGCTTTTTAATCGAGTTCGCTCAGCCCTCTGTGATTGATGATGGGCGACATGTGATCCCTGGCTACGCTAACGATGAGACGCTCCCGAGCGGGGATAATGAATTCATTGTTTACGCTCCAATCTCTGCCAGACGGCACGGCACGACCATCGAAAGATGGCTCCCGCTCGATCAGATTCGATGGGACGAATACCATGAGCTTGTAGTCCAGATTGATTGCTATTCGTCTAGCCCTGTCAAGGCTCTGAGCCGCATCCAAGGCTTTGAGCGTTGCATCCGCACAGAGGCCGCAGTCCGATTCTTGGAGCAATACAAACTCGCTCCCCTCTATGCCGATGACCCTCGCAATCTGACGGGACTCATGGACGGCAAATATCTGCCCCGATGGTCGGTTGATCTTCACTTCGGCTATTGGGGATCGAGCGAGACGCTAATGGAGTACTTCAACGCCGCAGAGGTTGATCTGATCAATGCGGATGTCCGATTTCCCCCCGAATGACGGGGCATTTTTTTACTTTCTCACTTGAGGATTAAACACAATGAGCATCAATGCTAATTATCTTGTGTCCTTGCCCCCGAGAGTCCTTCGCGGGGGATCTGCCGATCTGGAAACGAACGGCATGATCTTTGTCGAGACCGACTTGATCCCGAGCGGCAAGCCTGCTCTGACCTTCACGGACACGGCATCTGTCGCCGCTGTCTTTGGCGCTTCTGCTGACGTGACGAAGTTTGCACAGCAGTACTTCAGCGGCATCAACAATCAGCAACACATCCCCTCGGCCTTGGTTGTCGGTGCTGACCTGACTGCCGACAAAGCCGCTTGGATCCGTTCTGGCGCTGTCGCTTCTCTTGCCGAGTATCAGGCGATCACCGCTGGCGCTCTGACCCTGACTGTCAACGGCACGGAAGTCGCCGCTACGGGCATTGATCTGAGCGCTTGCACTTCTCTGTCTGCCGTGGCCACCGCCGTCGCCGCTAAATTTACGGGGCTAACGGGTGCATACAACTCCGATCTGAAGCGCTTCGTCTTCAAGACTGAAGCCACGGGCGAGGATGCCACGATCAGTTACGGCTCTGGCTCTCTCGCTGACCTTCTCGGCCTGACTGAAGCCCTCGGCGCTGTGTTGTCTCAGGGCATTGACGCGATGACGGTCGCCGCTAACCTCGATGCAATTTGTGAGGTCACTCGCAATTGGTCGCAGTTCACGACTCTGACCGAGCAGACTGACGAAACCCGAGTTCGTGAGTTCGCAGCTTGGACGGATCTGGACGATGACTATTTTTATCTGTTCTGGACGTCGGACGAACGGGTTAATGATGCTCTGACTGTTGACGCTACGATTGCGGGCAAGATTCAGGACGATTTCAATGTCGTTCTTTCCGTCTTCACTCGCTCCATCGTGACCGCCGCCGCTGTTCTGGCTTATCCCGCTTCTATCGCATGGAATCAGCCGCAGGGCATGAAGGTTCTTTTTGCTAAGAGCGCCGCCAATGTCCCCGCCGATGTCACGAATCAGGCTGTCGCCGCTGTTCTGGATGCAAACAAGATCAGCTATGTCGGTGAATTTGCCACGAGAAACGCGCAGTTTAGGTTCTTTAACAAGGGCAGACTGACGGGCGATCTGTATGGCTACGTTGACACGCTGATCGGCATGATTTGGTTCCGTGCAAAGATCCAGCGTTGCATCATGGACGGCTTCGCTCAGACCAACCGCGTCCCGTACACTCAGAAGGGTTACTCTCTGATCCAAGCATGGATTGCTGACGCTATCCGCGCCGCGAAGAATGTCGGCGTGATTGATGAGGGTGTGACGCTCTCCGAGTCCCAGAGGGCGCAGGCCACTCAGGAATTCGGACGCGACATTGCCGATGAGCTTTATGCCAAGGGCTGGTATCTGCTTATTACCGATCCCGAAGCCGCAGTCCGTACTCAGCGCGGGACTCCCGTCATGTCGCTTCTGTATACCTACGGCGGAAGCGTCCAGAAGGTCGAAATGCCCGTTACGGCGGCGATCTAAGCGTCTCCCTAGTCTTTCCCTTACCCAAGCCCCTAGATGCGCTCTAGGGGCTTTTTTGATGGAACTAAAACATGTCCGACATTACATCCGCTGACGTTGCGATCAGCATGACGATTGAAGACCTCTATCCGCAGGGCTTTGTCCTTGAGCAGTTCGGCGCTGACTCCGCTCTTACAGCTGACGCTGTGCAAGAGATCGAAACCCGCATGAGCGTGGACGGCAAACTGCAAGCAGGCTATACGCCCGCTCCCAAGGTCGTGAATCTCACCCTTCAGCCGACTTCGCCCTCTATTGACTACCTGAAGACGCTTGCCCAGGCTCAGCGCACTCAGCTTCGTCCCTTTGAAATCGGGATGGTTGTCCGAGTCCGTGCTACGGGAGAAACTTTCACTTACAGCCGTGGCTATCTTACGAGCGTCCCGCCGATGCCCGCTGTCGGCAAGACCCTGCAAGAGCTTGTCTTCGGCTTCACTTTTGAGTCGGTGGAGTAAGCGATGAGAGAAGCAAAGGAGATTCGCATTCAGGACGGCTCTAAAAACCTGACAGTTCGCATCACGCCGATGGACTCTTACAAGGCGGCGATCTTCGGCATGAGGATCGCCTGTCTTCTGGGAGTCCCCGCCCTTTCTGCGCTCAAGCTCATGAGCGCGGAAGAGATCATCGGGAAGGTCGCTCAAGCGTCTCTGGATCAAGAAAAGATCAAGGGTCTGCTTGATGATCTTCTGGCTTGCTGTGAGCGAGTGACCGAGTCGGGCGGGACTGTGAGAATCACAGCCCAGACGGCGGGCGGTCAGATCGAAGACTGCGGGACGATCTTTCTTCTCTGGGTCGCGTCCTTCAAGGCTTCTTTCGGTTTTTTTATCGCTTCGCTTCGGTCAGATTACCGAGACAAGCTCTCTGGGATGCTGAAGCAAATCGAATAAAAGACACGGCTGAGTTCAAAAACATCCCGCCATTGATCGGAAACCTGATCAGCGGCGGGATGGCGACTCTTGCCGAACTGCAATCCGTCTACAGCTTGGAAGACGCTTTCATGATGCAAGAAGTCTTGCTCTTGAAGAATTACCACTCATGGCTGAGTACAAAGCAAAATGGCTGACATCGTTCAAGAATTAGCAATCGTCCTCGGCGTTGACGCTTCGGGTCTTGAGAAGGGCATCCA